CCTCCTCCTGGTTCTTCAGGAGCGCGAGCACGAAGCTCCGGATCATGGACGGCGTGACCACGCGCGGCACCTTCACGACCTGGCCCTCCGGCGGGTCCGCGCGCAGCTTGAATTTCTTGTAGGTCGTATCGATCGCGCGCTTGACCGTCTCGGCGATGAAGTCCGAGACGGTGACCGCCTTGGTCTTCCACACGGCGTAGTTCAGCGCCGCGGAGGAGTCCTTGTGCCGCGTGGTGATCGAGGCCACGAGCTGCACGAAGCCTGGTCTGCCGGGGTCCGGCACGAGGGGCGCGACGCCGGCGTTGAGCATCGACTCCACCTCGGTGCCCGAGGGGAAATCCAGCGGATTACGCTGCGCCTGCACGTCCCGGAGCTGCAGCCCGTTGAGGTTCGCGGCCGGGTCGAGGCTCTCGCCCAGGGTCGTGCCGCCCACGATCGCGTCGCCGATCAGGCGACCGGCCGCGACCTGCGCCGCGATCGTGCACCCGTCCAGCGGGGCGGACTCCTGGTTCACGAGCTGGACGCGCGGGCGGTTGATCGCCGCCGCGTCCGTGGTCGCGCTCGCCGGACTCTTGATGCTCGGGGACACGAGCTGTCCCCAGAGCATCGTGGTCACGCCGGCCTTGGCGTCCAGGTCGTCGCTGATGAGCAGGATGTTGGCCGTGTCGCTCTGCGCGCACGCGAGCAGGTGGAAGCGCTCCGTGGCGAACGACGCCAGCGCGTTCGTCGGGCTGTCCGTGCCGGTGCCGCCCGCGAAGGCCAGGGCGCCGAGCGTGGCCGTGACGCCGCTGGTGGTCACGGCCACCGTGCCGACGTTGAGCGTGAGCGTGCCGCCGTCGGAGAACTCCGCGGCGAGCTTCAGCTCGTTGCCGCGGAAGCCGTTGTGCTTGGCGGTCCAGGTGACCACGCCGGCCGCGGCCTGCGCCGTCACCGGCAGGTCGGGGAACGCGGCGACCGTGGCCGTCGCGAGCCGCGTGGCCAGCGTCGCCGCGCTGTCGCCCGTGGTGATCGGGATCTCGATCGTGACGCCCGCAATGAACGCCCGCAGCACGATCGACGCGGTGGCCGTGCCGGTCAGCGTGAGCGTCGCGGTCGCCTTCACGCCCGCGGCCTCCGCGACCGGCGTGGCCCACAGGTCGGCCTCGGGGTACTGCGAGAACACCGCCCGCGCCATGCGGTGCAGCTCCGAGCCCTGCCCGAATTTCGTGAGCGCGTCGTCCGCCGAGAACACCTGCAGGCGCGTCTCGATGGCGACGCCGCCGCTCTGCTGCAGGCCGACCGGGACCGTGAACACGGGCGCGACGCCCGTGAGGGCGACGGCGAGCATGTTGCCCAGCAGCATCAGCCGCCGCGGGGCCGCGCCGGGCGACACGCCCGCGCCGCCGAGCACCACGGCCATGTACACCGCGGGCGTCTTGCGGCTGGCCGGCAGGCCAGGAATCGGGAGATCAGGCACCGGTCACCTCCGTCAGCTCGCCGCGCCGCAGCTTGGCGCGGTAGTAGGGGTCGTCGGGCACCGTCGCGCCCTCGGGCAGCGCCGTCCCCGTGGCCTCGTCGCGCGCGACGAAGCGGCCGGGCACGAAGCGGTGCACCGGGTCGAAGAACGGCACGTGGATCCCCTCCACGGCGCGCACCCTCAGCGTCTTGGTCATGGTCATGTCGTGTCCGCCGTGAACTCCGAGGTCGGGTTGTCGAGGTATGGACCGTTGGGGTCGTCGTGCGTGTCCACGTTGCCGTCCGTCGTGAGGTAGGGCACGCCACTCTCGTCGTCCGGCGCGCACGTCGTCGGGTCGTAGAGGTCCGTGATCGGCACGGCGCGCAGGGCCGCGAAGCGCACCCCGAGCACCACGATCCGGCCGGGCAGCACGCCCACGAAGCGCGTGCCGACGTACTCCAGCGCGCGCGACCGTTCGAGCCCGTCGCGCCCCGGCGTCACGGTGCTCGCCACGAGCGCGGGCGCGGCCAGGCCCGCGGGCACCGGCGACCAGACCACCGGCCAGGCGTCGGTGAGGTTGCCCAGCGCGCCGGCCGTGGCGCACGCGGCGGTCACGGTGCCCACGCCCAGGCCGTCGAGCGTGACGCTCGTGGCCGTGGGCGCCACGGGTCGGAAGCGCACCGCGCCCGGGTCCGCGCCGAACACCAGCACGGAGGCCCCGAGGGGCACCACCGCGCTCGGCGTGCCGGTCACGGTGAAGGTCAGGGTGGCCGCCGGGGCGGGCACCCGCAAACCGTTGCCGCGCTGCGCGACGCGCGTGGCCAGGGCGTACGCCCCGGCCTGCGCGCCCGCGCCCTTGAGCGTCGGGGTGGCGCCGCGGGGCTCCTGCACGACCACCAGCACCTCCCACGTGCTCGTGGCGAGCACGTCGAGACCGCCGGCCAGCGTGCGCACGTCCACCGTGGCGGTCTCGCCGCCGAACGCCAGCAGCAGGGCCGGCGCCCGCGCGAAGGTCTCCTGCGTCACCGTCTCGGCCCGGGGTAGCTCGCCGACCCAGCGCTCGACGCTCACGGCCGGGGCGCCCGCGCCCGCGGTCACGCGCACGAGGCCCGCGAGGGCGAGCATCAGCGTCGCGTCGATGTCGTCGATCCCGGCGCTCATCCGACGGCCTCCGCGAGCGCCGCGGACAGGATCGCCTCGGCCTCCGGCTCGACGCGCCGCCAGGCCGGCTCCAGGAAGGCGAAGCGGGGCCTGCCGTCCACGTACGAGGCGTGGTCCGCCGTGGCCGTCACGTCCACCGCGAGCCCCGCGCGCAGCGTGCCGCGCACGAGGCCGGAGCGGGTGCTGGCGGTGAGGCGTCCGGTGCGGTCCGCGTACGGGTGGTCGCGCCGCGCCTCGTCGGCGGTCATTCGACCGAGCCGCGCGAGCCCGGCCCGCACGCCGAGGTCCAGCGCGCCCTCCACGCCGTCCAGCAGGTCGTCCAGCGCGGTCGCGTCGACGGTGAGCCGCACGGCGTCACCAGCCCGACGGGTCGCGGTGGTCCGCGACGCGCGTGTAGGGATTGGTCGGCGCCCCGGACGCGTCCGCGGTGTTCGCCACGGTGGCCCGGGGCCGCGGACGCTCGGCGCTCAGCGCCGGACGCAGCGTGAGGTCGTTCGCCACGTCCTTGAGCAGCGTCGTGGCCCGCGTGCGGTGGTACTGGTACGGCCCGGGGGCCTGGTCCGATGCCGCCGCGCCCCCGCCTGGGTAGGCCAGGGCGGCGTTCGACGCGCACAGGTGCACGGTCGCCTGGATCACCAGGCGGCTCGTCGCCACGGAGTCCGGGAGGTCGTCGCCGAAGGTCCGTCGGAGGTAGGCGTTGACCTCCGCGAGCGCGTCGTCCAGGTGGGTCTGCAGCCACGTCGCGTCCACGCTCCCGGTGCCGTTCGGGTCGAACAGCCGGGCGTACGCCTCGGCGCTGAGCCGGGCCTGCACGTCCGCGAGCGTCACGGTGAGCGTGGCCATGGTCCGTCGCTACCGAATCAGGGCGTAGTGCACGCCCTCCTGGAGCCCGGTGCAGCCGGGAGGCGGATTCTCGGGGTCGAACGGCAGCACGGAGTCCGCCGGGTACGTCGCGCCGTTCAGGCGCAGCCGCACCAGCAGCCGGTGCTTGCCGTCCACGGGCACCGGGGGCGCGACCTGCGCGCGCAGCGAATCGGCCCGCGCCTCGGCCTGCTCGGCGCGCAGCCGGGTCGCGTCCCGCTCCTCGGTGGAGAGTTTGAGCAGGGCCTCGAGCTCGCGAATCCGCGCGGCGCCCTTGGGCTCCGGAGTCACTGGATCGGACATCAGCTCACCACCGTGGTGTAGAGGAACCCGCTGTTCATGCCGCCGATGACCTTCTCGTCGTCGGAGTGCGTGACCTTGACCCACTCGCCGCCCCGCACGCCGGCCATGCGGTCGGGGATCACCTCGGAGCGGAAGGACCGGCCGCCGAAGCGGTAGGTGAAGGCGAAGCACGACGTCGCGCGAGGGTTCGGCGCGTCCTCCACGCGGATCAGCGCGGCGGACTTGCCCCAGACGTAGCCCTGCGTGATCGCCTGGCCCTCCACCGAGGTCACGATCTTCGCGCGGCCCACGTACACCGCGTCGAGGTCGAAGGCCCGCGCGAACCAGGCCTGGTTCGGCAGGCGCGGCGTCGGCCCCGCCGCGTCGCTGCCGCGGGATTTGATGTACGCGACCACCTGCGGGTTGTTGATCAGCTTGATCCACGCCTCGGCGCCCACGACCATGACGTTGGGCCGCGCGAGGGGCGCCTCGATGGCCACGTGGAGGTCGTCCACCGGGTCGCCGGTGACCGTGTCCCACCGGTCCGCGCCCGCGAGCGCGGTCGTGTTGGTGCCGTAGTTGGCCGTGCCGAAGACGACCGCCGCGACCCGCGTCTCGCGCCCGAGGGCCAGCGCGTTGGTCACGATTCGGGTGGCCTCGCGCAGCGGCTGCAGCGGCGCGTCCGCGTTGGCCTCCTCGTCCGCGCCGATGAAATCCATCAGGCCGTAGTCGATCACGCTGTAGTTCGCGCTCGACGTCACGCCGTAGGAGATCTCCGCGGGGCGTCCGCGATGACCCGCGATCTGCAGCCGACTCGTCGAGAGGTAGGTCTCGACCGGCAGGGTGAAGGTCTTGTCCGAACGCTTCATCACCGACACGACCGGCAGCACGCCGTCGGCGATGTAGTCCCGGTTGAGGAACGCGGTGAGCTGCGTGGGCAGCGGCGCGTCCACGTGCACGTCGCCCGGCGCGAAGCTGAGCAGGTACTGCCGCGGGGTGAGCCCCGTGTGCCGCATCAGGAGCTTGTCCAGCACCACGTGCCCGCGCCGGGCCTGGTACGCCTCGGCCAGCAGGCGCGTCGACGCGGCGTCGAGCGCGAATCCCCGCGCGGCCAGAACGTCGGCCTGCAGCGCGTTCAGAATCATCGATGAGCCGTCCATGCTACTGCTCCTCCCGGCCCATCTTGACGTTGATCTCGACGCGGTCGCCGCTCACGGCGGCGGCCATCGCGAAGCCGACGTACGCGCGCCCCAGGATCGCCACCCCCGACGCCTTCACGGTGCCCGTGGCCCCGGCGACGACGAGCTTGTCGCCCTTGGCGATCGTCCCGCCCGCGATGCCGGGGTAGACCCCCTCGGTCACCACGTCGATGGACCGACCCGCGGAGGTCGGTCCGGCCTTCCACGCGAGCCCCGCGGGCGCCCCGACGAAGTCGGCGCCCGTCGGCAGCATCACGCGATCGTCGTTCGTGCTGGACTGCACCAGGAACGCGCCCTCGAGCACGTTCGCGGAGTCCGTGAGCAGCGCCTGGAATCCCTCCGGGCGACGTCCGGCGAGCGTCATGTCAGCCCCCCGCCCTGGCCCCGAGGGCCTGCGTCAGAAGCCCGTGGTCGTGCCGCCGGCGGAGTAGCCGCGCGGCCTCGTCCACGGCGTCCTCGTACGTGGCGCACCGGCGCTCGGCCAGGATCCGCTCCGCGAGCGCGTCGATGGTCGCGCCGTCGCGCGGGTCCTCGACCGGCGCCGCCGGGGGGGGCGGGGGCGAGCCGCGCCCGGCCACCCGCAGCGCGAGCACCGCGGCCAGGGCCGGGGCCACGGGGGTCGTGGGCGCCGGCTCCGGGAACAGCGCGTCGAACGCCTGGCGATTGGCCAGGCAGAGCGCCACGGCGTGCGGACGCGCGACCTCGGCGAGCTGCCCGGCGGTGACCCGCGCGAGCACGAGGCCCTCGGCCTCCGCGCGCAGCATCGCGTCGCGCGTGGCGCGCATCTCGGCCGCTTCCTTCGCCAGCGCCTCGATCGCCGCGCACACGGCCTCGGGGGCCGCGTCGGGCGGCAGCCCGAGGAGCTGGTAGATTCGTGGATCGAGCATCAATGTTCCTTGGTTCGGGTTGGCGACCGCCGCGGGCACGTGCACCGCGTCCGGGGACAGGGAGGCGTGGACCGCGCGCGCCGCCACGGGCTGCATGCCGTCCAGGAAGGGATGGTTGGTGAGCGCGACGCTCGTGAGCCGCGCGCCCAGGGACTCGCCCGTCTCGGGATGGCGCGCGTCGAGCGTGAGCGCGGGCGAGAGGTACCGGTACTGCCCGGCGCGCACCTGCGCGCGGGCCGCGTCGGAGCACCACTCGAACGCGGCCCACAGGCCATCGGATCGGATGGCCAGGTCGACCACCCACGCGACGGCCGGGGCGCCCGTCGTCGCGACGCCGTCCGGGAGCGTCTCGGACATGTGCTCGTAGTCGACCGGCACGCGGCGGTTCTGCGTGCGTGCGAAATTGCCGACGATCTGCCGCAGGGTGTCCGCGGTGAGCGCGAACTCCCCGGCCGGGTGGCCCTTGAACGTGCCGATCCGGGCGATCTGGTTCCACACCGGACCGCCCGTCGTCGTGCCGGCGTTCGCCGCCAGGGCGAGGCCCGGGGCGCGCACGCGCAATTCCCGCCAGGCGTCCGCGTGCTGCTCCAGGTGGGCGCGCACGTCCGCGACGTCCTCCGCCGGGATGGACACCCCGCCGCGCGCCCCGGAGAGGGCGGCGAGGGCCGCGATCACCCCGCGCCGGGAGGTCACCAGCGCCCCGTCCGCCACGTCGTGGTGCGGGAGCCTGTACGACCCGAAGTCCTCGGTCGCGTCCGCGTCGTGCCACGCGAAGCCCGCGCGGTACCTCGACCAGTCGAGGGTGTCCTTGGCGCCCGTGCCGTCCGAGGAGGCCCAGGCCCGCAGGCGCGACGTCGCCGCGTCCCCGTCCCAGGGTCCCGTCACGACCGGATGCGCCTCGTAGGTCACCGCCGACATTTGTGCCTCGGCGGAAACAGTCCCACGCCGCGCGGTGACTGTCAATGACGTCAGTGTCAGTCCTGGCACCGGTCCAGCCCTGGCGCGGAAGGGGGCTCCACCACTCGGAGCCCCGTCAGGGCGCGGCGAATTGCGTTGCGCGGAGCGCCACCCAATGCGTTGCGGGGAAGCGTGTAGCCCCAGCGGGGCGTGGCGTGGCGTGTAACAGGTGGCGGGTGTTACACGCCTGGTGGGTCGATCCCGCCGAGGGGCACCGTGGCGTCCGCGACCGGCGCTGTTTCCACGGAGGCAACACCGGACGGCGCGCCCAGCACCGCGAGCAGGGGCTCCCCGGGCGCCGGGTCGTCGATCCCGAGGCGATCCCGCACGTAGCCCTGGCCGACCTGGAGCCCGGCGTCCCGGACCAGCTTGACGATCCGGTCGGTGAAGGCGTCCAAATCGTCCGACGGGTCCACGGTCCACGCGATCGTGGGGACCGGGGCGCCGGTGCCAAAATTCAGCTCGACCATCGGTCGCAGCAGGCACCGGCGCACGGTCTGCGCGAGCGACCGCGCGTCGGCCCGCGCGATCATCAGTCGCACGTCGTCGTGCACCTGGCCGAGCGCGCGGTTGCCGCCCGTGCTGCCCACCTCCGTGGTGAGCGTCTCGCCCAGGATCGCCTTGCTCATCTCGTTGTTGCACGTCGCGAGCAGTCGCGCGTGCACGTCGCGCGTGTTGGGCGCGTCGTGGATGGCGATCGTGGTGGTGTCGGGGATGGTGGTCGCGATGCTCGACGAGAGGGTCTCCAGCGCCTCCATCAGCGCGTCCTGGTCCTCGGGCGGGGTCTTGGTCGCGCCGTCCTTGCCCGAGGCGTAGGTGCCCACGCGCAGCCCGCGCCCGGCCCACTCCACGAGCGCGAGCCAGTCGCGCACGCCGAAGCGCTTGAACATCGCCCACCACACGAGCGTGCGACCGAGCCCCTCGCGCGTGGGGTAGACGCCGCGCACGCGCGGCCGGTGCACGAGGAACTTCCCCGGCGGAAAGGCGCCCAGGGGGATGCCGGGGTAGAGCCCCGCGGCCCGCGGGTCGGCGTGCGCGACGGAGGTCATCGAGCCGAACATGTCCCACAGGTGCAGGTGCCAGTCCGTCGCGTACGCGAGCCGACGCGGGTGCACGAAGCCGAGCCGGTCCGGCACGAGGTACTGCCCCGCGCGCCCGGCCGAGCGCCACACGACCTCCAGCGCCGCGCGCCCGTGGTACACGGCGCCCTGCAGGTCGCACATGGCGTCGTCGAAGCTGCGATCCAGGTCGTCCGGCGCCTCGATCTCCCGCAGACGGTCCCGGCACCAGTCGGCGACGCGCTGGCCCCGGGCGCCCGCGCCCTCCGCGGGGCGCACCTCCCACGGGGCGCCGGCCACCTGCAGCTCGCGCTTGCGCAGCACGCCGTCCATGTGCGTGTCCCGCTCGCGCATCTCGTCGAGCAGGTCGGCCAGCGACCAGAGGTAGCCCACGTCGGCCTCGCGCAGCACGGCGGTCACGGCGGTCGGCGTGAGCTGCGACCCGATCACGCGTGCGTAGCGGTCGTTGTACGGGCCGGGCGCGACCCGCACGCGCATGGAGCCCTCGCCTGGGAGTGTCACCATTCTGTACCTCGCGTCGAGCCTACCATGCGCGGCCGGGCGCTATCCACGCGCGGGGGCAGCGCCAGCTCGGAGAGCCCCCAGACGAGGGCGTCCAGGCGGTTGGGGCTGGGGTCGCCGGAGGCCGACGCCCACGCGCACAGCTCGTCCTCCAGGCGGGGCAGCGCGCCGACGTGGCGCACGCGGCCCTGCTCGTACAGCGCGGCGATCGGCTCCGCGCGGGCGCGCTTGCCCCGGCTCGCGTGCACGAGGCGCACGGCCGGCTCGGGGCCGCGGCGCGGGTCCACGGGCTCGGCGCGCAGGGCCGCGACCGCCGCGCGCAGCGTCACCCGCACCAGCTCGCCGCCGTTGTTGGCCTCGGCCACGATCGCGTCGGCCGCGTGCGCGTCGTGCGCCGCGATCGTGCGCCGCGCCCAGGCGTCCGGGCTCAGGTGGTCGCTGCGGTCCGCGATCACATAGAACAGGCCGTCGGCGCCCTCGGCGACCACCACGATACCGGCCTCGTCGCCGCCGCCGTCCGCGGCGACGCTCGGGTCCACGGCCACGAGCACCCGGCGCAGGTCCGGGGCGACGCGCGCGAAGGCCGCCTCGCACATGGCGCGGGTCCACAGCGCGCCGGGCGTGTCCTCCAGCAGCTCCGCGTGCAGCTCCTGCCGCCCCAGCCGCGTGCCCTCGTAGCGGCGCCGGACCTCCGCGAGGAAGCGCGGCGCGAGGTTGGCGGCGTTGGCGTACGTGCTTCCCCGCGTGACGCGCGTGGACGGATCCGCGAGCAGTTCGCGCACGAGCTTGATCGGTCGTGGGGTCGTGGTGACGCACGCGCGGGGATCGCCGACGCGCAGGCCCATCAGGGCGTTGTGCCAGGCGTCCTCGGGGTATTTCCACGCGGCCAGCTCGTCGGCCCACAGCGTGTCGTGCTCGGGGCCGCGCAGGCGGTCGGGCTCCTCCGCGGAGAACGTGAGCGCCACGGCCCCGTTGGGCCACGTCACGCTGCGCGTGCTCGCGACGTAGCGCGGACGGCTCCGCGGCGCGGCGGTCGCGAGCACGCCGGACGGCCCCTCCACCATCACGTCGCGCACGTCCGCGGCGGTGGCCCCCACGAGGGCGATCCGCCGCGCCCCGGCCTCGATCCTCGACCGGATCCACTCCGCGCCCGTCCGGGTCTTGCCCCAGCCCCGGCCCGCGAGGATCAGCCACGTCGACCACGCGCCCGCGGGGGCGAGCTGCGCGTCGCGCGCCATGGTGCCGGCCCAGTCGCGGTCCAGCGCGACCCACTCGTCCGCCGACAGGCCGGCCAGCAGCCGGGACCTACGCGCCGGGCTCAGGCTCCGCAGCGTCGTCCGCAAGCGCGCGCTCGACGCGCGCTCGGATTTGCTCGATCGCAACCGGACCTCCCTGCGCCCCGGTGACCTCGTGCCGCTGGCGGGGCGGCGTCCAGCGCGCGGGGAAGCGGCGCTCCAGGATCACCACGGCGGCCCGCCAGTCCGAAGCCGCGCCCCTGCGCACGATGGCCACCAGGGACATCTCCAGCTCGGCCAGCGCGGTCGTCGTGCGGTCGTACAGCGCGCGGTGCAGGCCGGACCGACCGGCCGCCGCGTCGGCCCGCCCGCGCGCCACCCATCGGTGGTACGTCGTGCGGTCCACGCCGCACGCCAGGGCCGCGGTCTTGCGGTATCCTCCCGCGCGCACGTGGCGGCAGATCCTGTCGATCAGCTCCGGGGTGAGCCGTGGCGTCGTCGGGCGACCGCGCCCGGACCGCGCCGGAAGTCCGGGGACCGCGTCGACCGATCGCGCACGCGCGCGAGGGTGGATTTTATGGCTCGAAGTCACGGATTCTCCCCGGATAGTAGCACGCGCTCACCCCTCCGCGAAGCCCCGCGCCGCGAGCAGCGGCGTCGACCCAGGCACGCGCCACGCATCGAGCGCGTCGCGGAGCACGGACCGCGCCCCGGAATCGAGCACGGCCCGCAGGAACCACCACGGCAGGGCGTACGCCACCGCGACGTGCGGCGCCGGGCCGAAGAGCACGAGCACCACGGCCACGCACCCGTCGTCCGCGGCCCGGTCCAGCTCCTCGACCTGCGCGGAGCGAATGTTCTTGAGGGCGAAGCGCGGCTCGGTGGTGTGCTTGACCTCCAGGTAGACCGCGCGCCCGCCGCGCAGGTGGCCGTGGTAGTCGCAGCCCGAGGGGGCGCAGTAGGTGAGCTCGCCGCCCCGCTTGATCACCCGGACGTGGCGCTTGCGCAGGCGACCGAGCCCGGCGACCTCGGACGCGCGGAGCATGGCCTCGACGACGGCCTCGGCGTCCGCGCCGGAGCGCTGGCGTCGGAACTGGAGCACGTCACCCACGGTCGTCCTCCACGTCCAAGGACGCCTCGAATTGGCCACAGCCCTGGTGCTCGAACGTGAGCAAGCCCGCGCGATGACTGAGCCGATTGGCGCACACGCCCCAGTCCGCGCCGAGCGGCCCCGCCAGCGGCAGGTACCAGCGGCATCCACCGGAGCAGTCCGCGCCCTCGTGCTCCACGCTCCCGTCGGGGGCGTAGTCGCGCGGGTCCGTGCGCACCACCCGCAGCAGCCGCCGGTGCACCACGCTCGCGCCCCGTCGGCCGGAGTGCGCCTGGTCGAGCAGCGCGGGACGGATTCGCGGGGTCGGGCTCACGCTCCGTCCTCCGCGTCCGCGTCGGGCACCCCGCGGCGCAGCAGCTCGTACCGCAGCGCGCCGCACAGGTGCCGCACGGCCTCGGTGAGACACCCGGTGCGGGGCGGGTCGTCCGCGCGATCCACGAGGGTCATCGCCCGCGTGGTCAGCCAGAGCGCGGACCACGCGGCGCTCAGCGCGTGCGCCACCGATTCCACGCACGGGGTCCGCGCCGAGACCTGGATCGTGGCGGCGACGTGCAGCCAGGCGTGCGCCCGCCGGAGCTGCACCCCAGTCGGGTCGCACACATCGCACGCGCCCCAGCGCAGGCGCACGGTGGGGTGCGCGGGGCACATCTGGGTCGGCGTCGTCACGGGTCCTCCGTGGCGTGGCCGGCAAGATCCAGGGCCGCACCGTCGGCGTCCACGCGCTGGCGCAGCTGCCCCTCCAGGGCGCGCAGCAGGCCGCGCGTGGCCTGGGCCAGCGTGGCGGCCTCGTAGTCCATGCGGGTGTCACCGTCGTCGTCCAGGTCCACGCACCACAGACTCTGCTCCGTCGGCGGGCGGATCCTGATCCATGGACGATCGACGCCGAGCTGCGTCGCGCACGCGATGATCGCCTCGATGGTCGTCATGTCTCTCCTCGTCGATCAATCACGCGGCACCCGCCCCCACCACGCGCGGGCGATCCACCCGGCCGTCCACGTCGGGAGGTCATCCAGCGCGCAGACCTCGATGCCCGCGCCGGGTTGCGCCGAGGCCCACACCACGCGCCCGCCCCGCACGAGGTCCAGGCGTGCGCCCGGCACCACGTCGCCGTGTCGCAGCCCGCGCACGCACTGCGCGAGGGCCTCGGGCACCGACAGCGCGTGGTCCGTCGCGGGATCGATCCACACGACCACGGCGCCGCGGACCTCCTCGGCGTAGCGCCCGAGGCGCAGGAGCACGCGGGCCTGGTCGTTCGTGAGCGTGAGGTCACCGAGGGGAATCACGCCACCCCCGGATCGCTGGTCGCGTACACGTACCGCCGCACGCCGATACCCGCGCGCCGGGCGAGACCGAGCGTGTGGTCCGTGCCGTGGGTGGGGCTCGATGGGTCGACGAAGCCGAGCACCAGCACGGCCGCCCCATTCGCGTACCGCGCCTCGACGTGCGCCACCATGCACTCGTTGCGTTCCAGTGGGTGCCACGGCCGCGCGGACTCCACGCGCGAGTCCATGCGGTACCGCTCGTCGTCCCAGAATTGCACCTGCCCGGACAGGCCCCAGCGCTCTAGGTCCCAGCCTGCGCAGTCCGGGCCGGGCGCGTCGCCCGTCACCAGCAGACCGTCGCCCACCCGACGATTGATCCTCGGGGTCAGCACCGCGTGCACGCGGGCCTCGGCGTCGGGCCGTGTGGCCAGGGACCGCGATCCGCACACCAGGAGGATCACGACGCACCCGGGAACGCCTGCACGCGCAAGTTCGCAGGCCACTCCGTGGGGTCGCCGCCCTTGGGGTCGCGCAGCTTGCGCTGCCAGTCCAGCACGGGGTCACCGCGCGTGTCGGTGGGCCGCGCGCCGAGCTGCTTGACGAAGCACGCCACGTCGGCGGTCGCGCACTGCGCCACGACCGACCGGATCCACGCCACGTCGCAGGGGCGCGCGTCCGGCCCGCTCTCGCCGCCGACGATCACCCAGTCGAGTCCGGGCCAGTGCTCGACGTCCCACTCCGTGCCGGTGCCGTAGTCCGTACGGTGGCACACGCCGCGGGCGAGGAGCCCGGGTCCGGCGTTGCCGTCGTCGTCCACGCCGAAGAGGTCCACCGACCCGAGCATCGGCTCCACGCTCACGAAGCGCACGACGGCCGGCACGGCCAACAGCACCGGGATCCGCGCCACCGCGCGGGCCTGGTCCTCGGCCGTCGTGCCCAGCCAGACGTGCGAGCGCGGGTGCGTGAGCCACGACGCCGGGAGCATCATCATCAGGTGCTCGGGACGCTTGGTGAGGAGCAGCCAGTCCAGCCCCGGCGTGTCCTCGATCAGCCGGAACAGCTCCGCGCGCCACGGGACCACCATCGGGTGATCCTCGAACACGTCGGCGAGGCTGGCGCAGAACACCCGCGCGCGGACGCCCGTGGCCAGGGCGCGGCGGTTCCAGGCCCGCGGGAGCCGCCAGGTGCTCGGGCTGGTGCGGTGGCGCGACGTGGTGCTCGGTGGTCCCCACACGGGCAGGCGCATCCGCGTGGTGACCAGGCGCTCGGCGTAGCAGCGCTCGCACCCCGGGGAGACGCGCACGCACCCCATCCAGGGATTGAACGTGTGGTGGGTCCAGGCAATCGCGGAGTTCTCACCCATGGCTCACCTCGTTGTTGTCCGTCGCGGGGATCATCGGTCGTCCTCCGGGCGTGGATCGTAGGGCAGGCGCAGGTCCGCGCCGTCCAGCACCACGAGCCACCGGCCGCGCAGGCTTCCGAGCCGCGAGGCGAGGCGGGCGTCGAGGTAGCGCGTCGTCCACGCGTCGGGCGTCAGGTTGCTCGCGAGCAGCGTCGCGGCGCCGTCGTCCCAGCGTCGGCAGAGCACCTCGCGCACGGGCGTCACGTCGCGCTCCAGGCCGGTCTCGTCGACGACCAGGAGATCGACGGCGGCGAGGGAGGCCCGCAGGTCGCGCGAGGCCCACCCGCCGTCGGCGAGGTCCGCGGCGGCGAGGTACCGCGCGGACAGCGGGTGGCGGGCGACGGCGCGGGCGAGGGCGCAGGTCTTGCCGACGCCCGCGGGACCGAGCAGCACGACCACCACGGGCTCGCCGCGCTCCCGGGCGGCCAGCGGGCCGGAGAGGGCCTCCAGGGCGGGCGTGATGCGGACGTCGCGGGCGAGGGCCACGGCGCGCACGTGGCGGGCGCGGGGCACCCCGCGATCGTCCGCGCGGGCGACGTGCGCCACGTGCGCCGCCTCGTCGCGCCGACGGGCCTCCTGCGCGACGCGGGCGCGGTGCGCGGGCGTGTCGGCCAGGTCCACGAGGCGGTGCAGGCGCGGGAAGACCTCCTGGGCGAGGATCTCCCCGAGGGAGCGTGGGTCATTCATTGATTGGCCTTTCGTCGGGCGTCATCCGCCGCCCATCCGGCCTTCTGGCGCTCGATGGCCGCCAGGGACTCGGGCGTGGGATCGACCCAGCCGCGCGGTTTTTTTCCGTTCGATGCCTGGGCGACGTGCGGGGTCGTCGGCGCGGGCCTCGGGCGCGCGGCCACGTCCGCCGCGGACCGCCGCAGCCAGTTGAGGAGGTACGCGCGGCCGTCGCGCTTGCCCGGGTTGCGCACGAGCCATTCCGCGGCGCGCAGCACCTCGGCCAGCACGTCGACCCCTGGGTGCATGTCGGGCCGGGTGATGCGCGTGGCCAGGTCGCAGGGGTGCCCGGTGATCGGGCCGAGCCCCCGGTCCCCCACGATCGCGTCGTGGACCCGCCGCGCCAGGGTGCCCTCGGCGGGCAGGGGTTCGTCCTCTGAGGGCGGCTTCGCCCTGGTGGACTTCCGGGGCTTGGTCGGGGGAACCGGAGTCTCATCTAGGAGAGGGAGCGCGGGGACGGGGTCCGGCGAAGCCGGGGGTCCCCGTCTCTGGGGGTCGGGCTCTTCATCCCCCCCCTCGCGAGGGGGGGGCGTTTCGAGTGACCGGCACTTGACCGACACGTGACCGGCAGTGACCGGCAGCCGGTCAGCGTCGGTCACGTGCGCGCGCTCCCTCCTAGCTTCCCCTGCATTTTCCCTGACCTGGCCCGGATCCGGAGATTCAGAGGGGGAACGGGGGAGGACCGTGACCGGCACGTGACCGGCAGTGACCGACACGTGACCGACACGTGACCGACTGCCGGTCAGATGCCGGTCACTGTCGGTCACCGAGGCGACGGAATCCGTGCCTGGTGCGGTCCGACGGACCCGCCGCCGGGCCACCTCGGCGGCCCGGCGCTCCGGCGTCAGGGCGGCCCAGCGGGAGGGCCGCGGCGCGGCCGGGTCGTCGTGGGGCAGGATCCCAATCTCGGCTGCGGCGTAGCGCAGGCCGGTCGCGTCGGGGGCGTGGATCCCGGCCGGGTCGAGCGTCAGCAGGCCACGCGTCGCCAGATCGGACAGCGCGTGCTCGGCCGCGGCCTCGGTCCGCCCCGTGAGCGCCGCCAGCGTCTGCGCCGGAGAAGCCCCCGGGACGCACGGCAGGTGTCCGTCGGCGAGCACGAGGGACGGCCATGCCAGGAAGAGTATCGCGAGCGCCTCGTCGGACACCAGCCGAATCCTCGGGTCGAACGCGAGGCGCACCGGCAGCTTGACGTACCAGCACGGAATCACTGGGATTCCTGCCGCCAGTTGCGCGCGATGCCGCAGTAGTACCGGAAGGCCCCTTCGGGGTCGTCCCGGACCCGCTCCAGGGCCATGCGCATGGCCTCGCGCAGGCGCTTGGGCTCCAGCACGCGGTAGTGGCACGCGAGGATCCTGCGCTCGATCTCCGTGGCCTCGGTGCCCGAGAGATCGTGCCACGCGCGGATCAGGCGCCGCACCCCGCGGGCCGCGGTGTCCGGGCGCGGGCGCCCCTCGACGCGGTGCAGGCATGCATCGCGGTGCGATCGCACGGGCGTCACGGGGTCTCCGTGCGGACCATTGGCTCCGCGTCCAGGCCCCTACGCGCGAGGTCCGCGGCCACCAGCTCGCGCAGGTACTCCCCGAGGGTGTAGCGCAACGGTCGGGTGCGCCGTTCGCGCGCGAGCACGAGGTTCACGGCCGCGGACATGGAGGGCGTCACGCGCGTGAAGAGGATTCGTCCCTTGTTCTCCTGGCGTGGATCCATGATCGAATTGTTAGCACTTGCCGTCGGCGCGTGTCAAACAACCGCGACGTGCAGACGGTAGGGCACCGGGGCCTTGGGTCGCAATCGACGGCGGGTGTCCAGGGGGCGGCTCACGGACTGGCCTCCATCAGCCCCCGCGCCACGCACCCGATCACGTAGCCCACCTGGGGCACCACGGCGTTGCCGAGCGCTCGGATGCGCGCAGGACGGTCCCTCACCG